GGCAGACGTTATTGAGGAGCGCATCAATCGCTTGGTTGCTACATTTATGGGATCGCTAAATCGTGCCAATGTACGAGCCTTTCCCGTTGAGAGTGGTGACATTGCTCGAAGCAAGATTGTGTCTGGATTCCTAAAGTGGATGGTGTCGTCTGGATACATTGATCGTTTTTACGAGGAAATGGAACTAGGGGCAAACTATTTCCTAGAGCGTGGACTGCTGATCAGTTATGTTGGATGGCAGAAGGAAGATCGTAGAGTTATGCAGCGCATTTCACTAGATCAAATTCAGCAGATTGATCCTAATGTGGCTGAGGCAATTCAAGGCGGTGAGGCTGATGACGAGCTGGTTGCGTTAATACAGCAGGTCTTCGAAGGTGTTACTAATAAGCAAGCTAAGAAAGCTATCAAAGATTTGCGTAAAAACTTTGTAGCAGAGTTACCGTTGAAGCGCAGAAAAGTAGACGCACCTCAAGTTAAAACCCTGTCTCCCGATGGGGAATTTTTCTTTCCAAAATACGTTAGTGATCCACAGAGAGCACCATACTGTTTCTGGCGTACTTACTTTACAGCGCAAGAGTTAGAGAACAAGGTTAGCACAGAGGGATGGGACGAAGGCTTTGTTGATCATTTAATTGAAAATTATCGTGGCGTAAATGTAGAGGCAATCGACGGATCAAATGGAGCAATCTCATCTGTAAATAGGCATCATACGATTAATCAAGCAGAAGATTTGATTGAGGTTTGTTACGGCTACCAGCGATTGATTAGCGAGGAAGATGGAGCTGAGGGTATCTATTGCACAATCTTCCATCGTGAGTTTACTGGAGATGAGTCAACGCAGGGATATGCTAAGTTTGAGCTGATGAATGGGTACGATGACTATCCAGTTGTAGTTACTAAGCTATCAGATGACAGTAAGCAGCTATACGAGATTCAGACGATTCCACATCTAATTCGTGGCGTACAAAATCAAGTTAAGGTTGAGCGTGATTCTCGGATTGATCGCAACTCAATGGCTACGTTGCCACCTATTACGCACCCATTTGGACAACGTCCCACTGATTGGGGGCCTGGACGTTTTATTCCTGAGCGTCGAAAAGGTGACATCGGGTTTGCACCAGCCCCACAGTTTAATGCTGGCTCTCTTGAGATCGAAAACACATTACTTGATCTAGCAGATAAACTTACAGGATTAGATGAATCTAATGCAGGTCGTATTCGCCAGCAGTTCCTAGTGGACAAGTTCTTATCACATACAGCGAAGGTCATTCGGATGGCATTTAAATGTTACCAGCGGTTTGGCCCAGACGAAACATTCTTCCGTGTGACTGGCGTACCAGATCCCCAAGTAATGACAAAGGGTAATCCTGATGAGGACTTCGACATCATGATTAACTTTGATGTGTTGAACAATGACCCTGAGACGGTTGAGAATAAGTTGCGCCAGTTCGTGCAATTAAATCAACTAAATGTAAATGGTCGAATGAATGTAGATAATCTACTTGATGTAGCAGCAGCTAGTATTGATCCTGTTATGGCTGACTCTATTATTCAGTCAGTTGAATCATCTCAAAAGCAAGTGGTTGACGATGTGACTGAGGACTTGACTCGAATCTTCTCTGGTATCGAAGCAAATGCACGACCTGCTGGAGCACAGATTGCATTGCGAGTAATTCAAGGATATGTGCAGCAACCAGACATTGCACAGCGTATGCAAAACGATGAAGCGTTTAAGGCTCGCATAGAAAAGTATGCTGGCCAGTACACATTTCAAATTCAACAAAATCAAAACGCACAAATAGGAAGAATGGGCACAGCTCCTGCACAAATGGGTGGCGTGCCAGTATAATATGGAACAAGAAGAATCAATCAAGAAACTACATAACTACGAGGCATTTGCTGAGTTTGTAGCCTATATTTATCAAATGCGAGAAGAAGCTATTCGCCACATGAGAGACAAGAGCGATAGTAGCGTTATGCAGCTATCGGGAGAGGCTGTAGCTTGTGACGAAATACTTAGGGTAGCTAGGTGGGATGAGCTACGTGCAAGGCATTTCAGCCAAAAGTAATTTTTGTGCTATACTCCTAACATCGCTAACGCTCAAGCGTAAATGAGTGGACAAATTATGAATAACGAAATCACAACTGCTGACGCTGGAGCAGTACAAAATCCAAGCGGAAATATGTCAGATGCAGACTTCATGAAGTTTCGACTAGGGCAACCTCAAGAAGAGGAACAACCCAAAGAAGAAGTTCAGGAAGTTGCTGAAACTCAGGAACCAGAAGTTGAAGTAGAGTCGGAAGAAATTGCCGAGGAAGCTGTAACCGAGGAGCCAGAAGTTGAAAGTTCTGATGATGTTCTTTCTCAGTTAGATTTAGACAGTATGTCAGAAGCCGAACTAAAGGAATTATCCCAAAAGTTTGGTAGTCGAGCTGTTGCTAGGTTTGGCGAACTAACAGCCAAGCGAAAAGCAGCAGAGGAACGTGTGGCTTTGCTTGAAGCTCAACTAAAAGAAAAATCGAATCCACTAGATAGCGCAGAAAAGGTAGAAAATAATCCCTTTGAGTCGCTAGATACAATTGAAAAACTCCAAGAAAAAGCTAAGGAGATTAACGACATTGTAGAGTGGGCTGACGATATTCTTTTTCAAAGCGATGGTTATGGGGCCGATGATGTAGTTACGGAGATTGACGGCAAGGAGATGACCAAAGCCGAAGTCCGCAAGCATCTTATCCAAGCTAAGAAGGCTAAGAGCAAGTTCCTACCAGACCAACTAGGTAAAGTCCAAGCAGTAGAAGCAGCAAAGCAAGCAGAGGAAAATTTTGCAGCCCAAGCTAAAGAACAGCTACCTTGGCTTAGTGGTAACGACAATGACGTTCGACAGCAATACGAAGGAATGATTAGCGATGATCGCTACAAAGAAACCAAAGACCAGATTAGGAAGATTAATCCTGCTGTTGCAGCTCAATTAGATTTCCTAATGGCTCATGCAGCAAATAGTCTTTATGGCAAGAAGCAGGTAGTAGAAAAGAAGGGATCAATCAAACTTGACCCTCCTACATCTGGAGTTCCTTCGGTAGCAAAATCCGAGAAGTCTGAATCTAAACTAGCAAAAGAAATCAAAGAACTGTCAAATAGTTTTAGTTCATCTGGATCAATTAGTGATTTCGTGAAATTAAGAACTCTATCTCATTCAAGACAATAATTTATTATGGCATTTTCAAATACATACAACACAACTAACACTGGCTCCGCTGTCAGTAACCGTGAAGGTCTTAGCGACATTCTTACAATCTTCGCTCCCGAAGAAACTCCCGTCCTTTCTACACTAAATAAAGAGAAAATTTCTTCTACTTTTTTTGAGTGGACTGTTGACGGCCTAGCTGCTCCCGTTACCACAGGTATTAATGAAGGCGATGACGTTACTTCTTACGCCGATAAGTTTGCTGCTCGTGCTCGAATTGGCAACTACGTGCAAAAGTTTCGCCGTGACTATGGCGTATCTGACTTGCAGGAAGCCTCCGACTCGGTTGGCCCTGCTAAGTTTGCTCAAGCAGAAGCAAAAGCGGCACGAGAAATTAAGCGTGACATTGAAGCAACGCTTCTATCTAGCAATGACCGCCAAGCAGAGGATGGTACAAACGCTTACGAGCTTCGTGGACTAGGTGACTGGATTGACTCGGCTGGCCCTTCGGACGTTCCTGCTGCATATCGCACACCTGCTGACAGCATCTATACTCAAGCAGAAGCAACTGCAAATGATTTTAGTGAGACTTCGCTAAATGACTTGATTACTTCTACCTTCCGAGTAAATGGTGCATCCAACAGCTTAATGCTTGTTGCTGATACTGCTCTACGTCGTCACATTAGCGACTATTCTCGTATCATTAACACTGGAGTAAATGATTCTCGTCGAGTCAATATGGGTGATGGTGAGACTACAATCAACAACCGAGTTGATTTGTATCAGTCTGATCATGGTATCATCTCCATCGTGAACATGAACCCTGATTGCTCGCCCAACACAACCGATAAGGACGTTGGATTTATCTTAAATCCAGAGTATCTTGGAATCGGAGAGCTTATCCCAATGGGAACTCAGCGCAATCCTAACCTTGGTGGTGGTGAGCGTGGATTCATAGATTGTGCATTGACACTAATCTGTAAGCATCCTGCTGCACACGGTAAGATCGACGCAATCAGCTAGATCAAATAATTCTCAGGGACGGGGAGTTCAATCTCCCCTCCCTTTTTATTATGGATATTATTATTCCAACTTTCAAAAAATACTCAGACGGTGAGATTGATCGAGCCTTAATGAAGGAGATCAAAAACGGATTTGCTCTAGAAAGACAGACCGAAGATCGACGTGTAAAGGCTATTGCTGCCGATGTAAGCAAGACTAAAGGAGCAACACACGCATCGCTTGGTAAGAAGGTAGCTTCAATGCCAGCCAGAGAGTTTTTCCGCCTAACGTCTAAGTATGGACACGATGAAGTGCATTCTAAGGGATTCTTACAGGATTACAATAAGCGATTCCCTCATATGTGTGCCAATAAAATATAATGCAAAACAGAACCTACGGAGATTTATTTAAGTTGATCCAATCGCTTTGTGGTATTGGATCATTTGCTAGTAGCGAGCAAGACGACATTGCTAATCTAATTAACCGTAGATTCTTTGAAGCATATCAGACAACTAATAACTGGGCTAGGTATTTAGTTGTTGGAGAGGAACGAGCAATTGCAAATCAGATTGTGCCGTACACCGAAGCAAGTAAGGACGACATCGGAGAGTTTATTTCTATCCATCGAAAGCGTCCATTGTACAATCAATCAACCTTTGAGTACAGGTTCTTTATTACTGGGTCTGGAGCACAGATTAAAGGTGGATCGATTGCTGACAGTGGCACAGTATTTGTAACCTACAAGAAAGCATTTAGCCCATTTACTACATCAAGCGGATACACTTCTAGCACAGAAAGTGTACCTGCTGAATTTTTTCAATACATAGCTCACACTGCTTATGCAGACTTTCTTCGGATGGATGGCCAGACTGACAAGGCATTAGTCGAGGAACAGAATGGTGAGGACTTATTATTTAATGAACTAGAGCGAGCTGGCATGATTGCTAATAACAACCTAGTCGGCTCTACCATATCAACACACTTAAATAGACAAACACGATAATATGAGATCACGTAATAACGCATTAGAATTTTCGACAGCAGGAAGTGATGTACTTGAAGCTGGTGACGCTGTAACTGGCAAGCGATATGGTGCTTTGCAATTTGTAAAAGATAGCACAATCACAGCTCTAACAGCAAGCAATGTAAATGATACTAGCAAGTTGCTCAATGTAGGCATTGGGGCTGGTACAGTTCTGTATGGTGACTTTAGTGCTGTTACACTTAGCGGTACAGGAACTAGCTTGGTTGTAGCACACAAATACTAAGATGCACTTAGCTCTTAAAAGTGCAATGTCTCGGATTCCCTACACCAATAAGGTGGGAGAGACTTTAGGTTCTATTGCTGATCCAGCAGCAGCTTACAGCTTGCGGGCTTTGAATGGTGGTGATCCTAT